GGGTCAAGGCTGACCTGAGTAACCTCAAGGAAATCTCCTTCGAGGAGTTCTCGGAGCAGTTCCTAGAGACCAAGCTCTTCGACCATCACAAATCCTGGATCGACCTGATTGAGGGTAGGGAGCCCCGGTGGACACACCCGGCGATGACCTATGATGTCTCTAACGCCAACCGAGTCCTGATCAACGTCCCACCCGAGCACGCCAAGTCCACGGTCATCACGATCAACTACGTGACCTACCGGATTGCTACCGACCCTAACGTGAGAATCATCATCGTCTCCAAGACCCAGGGTATGGCTCGTAAGTTCCTCTCGGCAATCAAGACCAGGCTCTCCCATCCGAACTGGACCAAGCTACAGGTGTCCTTCGGACCCCAAGGTGGCTACAAGGCTGATTCGAATACCTGGTCGGCTGATATGATTTACCTAGGTACTGGACGCGATAGTGGCGAAAAAGACCCCACCGTCCAGGCTCTTGGCTTTGGATCTCAGATCTATGGTGCTCGCGCCGATCTGATTATCCTCGACGATGTGGTGATGAACGCAAATGCCCACGAGTGGGAGAAGCAAATTGAATGGCTTCAAAAAGAAGTCATCACCCGTCTGGGACGGCACGGAAAACTGCTTGTAGTAGGAACCCGTGTCGCTCCCATAGATTTATACAAGATGATCCGGGACGGACAACAGTGGACCGGGGGTAAGAGCCCCTTCACCTATATGGCGATGCCAGCCGTTCTTGAGTATGACGAGAATCCGGCAAACTGGAAAACGCTATGGCCCTGGACTGACAGGCCTGAAGGTGACATCGATGAAGCTAACGAAGACGGTCTCTATCCCAAGTGGGACGGACAATCGCTCTTCACACGGCGCAGCGAAGTGGCACCCTCTGTCTGGGCGATGGTTTACCAGCAAGAGGACGTCCAAGAAGATTCCATCTTCCCCCCAGCCTGCATCGCAGGCAGCGTCAACGGAATGCGCAAGCGAGGTCCCCTCAAGCCTGGCGTACCTGGTCACCCAAAGTCTCTTGAAGGCTTTACCATTATAGGTCTTGACCCAGCTATGTCGGGTGCGACAGGTGCAGTCGTCGCTACCTACAACAAGCTTGACGGTAAGATCTACATCCTCGACGCTCTCAATATGACAGAGCCTAGCCCACAAAAGATTCAGAACCTGATCGAAGATTGGGTACAGAAGTACAGACCGCAGGAGTTGCGCATTGAGATCAACGCACACCAGAAGGCTTACGCCCTGGACGATAATCTCCGCCATTGGCTCGCTGCTCACGGCTGTGCGCTGGGTTCTCACTTCACTGGCAAAAATAAGTGGGATACTGGTTTTGGTGTCGCTTCTATGTCGACTCTCTTTGGCACTGTCCGCGACGGACGGTTCCAAGACAACAACATTATTGAACTTCCTTCGAATGAAGGTTCGGAAGGTCTAAAGACTCTCGTCCAACAGCTGATCACCTGGAAGGCTGATACGAGAAACCCAACCGATACTGTGATGGCACTATGGTTCGCTATCCTCCGCATCCGCGAGGTAATGCAGCAAGGATCTCAGGTATCACGGTGGATGAACAACCGCTGGTCCACCAGACAACAAAAAGCACAGCGAGGCTCGATCAACCTAGATGAGGCCTTTGCTGAACAGTGGTCTCAAGTATACGGATAGGAACTATGGCGCTCTCACAGGAACAGATTGCTGCACGTGTGCAGTCAATGCGTTATCGCAACGCTGACCGCGATGCACGCAACCTTGATGTGCTGGCTGTGCGTAAGGGAAGAATCTCTGAAGTCTATCCTGACTTCTTCCCAGATGGCGTTGATGCCAACGTAGTAGCTAACTTCGTCGACATTGTAGCCAAGGACCTCTCCGAGGTAATGGCACCACTGCCTGCAGTCAACTGCTCTGCAGCTAACCAGACTTCTGATCGAGCACGATCCTTCGCTGACAAGCGTACCCGCATCGCCTCGAACTACCTCGCACATTCCGATCTCGGCGTCCAGATGTACTCTGGCGCAGATTGGTATCTCACATACGGTTTCCTCCCATTCATCATTGAATTGGACGAGGAAGCGAAGATGCCTCGCATCCGCCTAGAAAACCCACTGGGGTCTTACCCAGAGTTTGACCGCTACGGACGATGCGTTGCTTTCGCAAAGCGATATATGATGACACTAGGTGAGCTTGTCACCCTGTTTCCAGAGTTCGAATATGAGTTGCTAGGACGTGAAGGCTATAAGCAAGACCTCACGCAACAGCTTGAGCTCATTCGATATTACGATGCAGACCAGTCCGTTGTATATCTACCAAACAAGGATAACCTAGTTCTCTCTCGAGCTAAGAATCCACTCGGCAAAATGATGATCGTTGTAGCACGCAAGCCATCTATCGATGGTGAACTGCGTGGACAGTTCGACGACATCCTCGGTATCCAACTTCTCCGTAACCGCTTTGCTCTCCTTGCTATGGAGGCAGCAGAGAAGTCGGTACAGTCACCTATCGTTCTCCCACAAGATGTGCAGGAGCTTCCGCTTGGTGGCGACGCAATCATCCGCACCGCATCTCCACAGGCTGTACGCCGTGTCGAGCTCAGTATTCCTGCTGGTGCGTTCACAGAGCAGACACTGCTCAACCAAGAACTCCGAACCGGAGCTCGTTACCCCGAGGGTCGTACCGGAAACATCGACGCTTCTATCGTCACCGGTCAAGGTGTGCAGGCTCTTATGGGTGCATTCGATACCCAAGTCAAGAGCGCACAGGCTATCTTCGCTAGCACACTGCGTGATGTTATCTCGCTCTGCTTCGAGGTAGACGAGAAGATTTTCCCTGAGTCCAAGACCATCCGTGGTGTTGACTCTGGTAGCCCATACGAAATCGAGTACAACCCAAAGAAGGACATCAAGGGAGACTACTCCGCAGATGTTCGTTACGGTATGCTCGCTGGTCTCAACCCAGCACAAGGTTTGATCTTTATGCTACAGGCTCTCGGTGGAGGTCTGATCTCAAAGGATCTCGCAATGCGCGAGCTTCCATTCACCGTCAACGTGACTCAAGAGCTCGAGAAGATCGAGATTGAGAATATGCGTCAGTCTCTGCTTGGATCTCTCCAGGCATACACTCAGGCTATCCCGCAGATGGCTGCAACGGGTGGAGATGCTGGCACTATCGTACGACAGATTGCATCGGTGATCAAGGCAAGACAAAAGGGACGGGCTCTTGAAGATGCTATTGAGGATATATTCGCTCCTCAAGAACAGGTTCCTCCTGCCGGAGCTGCCCCTTCTATGGTTGAGCAACCGTCCCCTGCTCCCGCTGAAGCTCCGGTGGGAGGCGCTCCTTCTCCAGTAGAAGCAGCACCAGCCCCAGCACCAGATGTACAACAGATCCTTGCAACACTGACGGGAGCTGGTGGAGCGCTAGGAAGAGCTACCACCGTTTCACGACGACCTATCTAAGGAGTGATGATGCCAGCAAGAAAGAGAAAGGCGACTCCTAAGAGAAAAGTCCGCACCATCAAAAGGATTCGAACAGTAAAGAATCCTTATCACACAGAACTAGAAGTCTACGCAATCTGGCTCAACGAGTACTTCAACGCTCTCAAAGCGGCAGGATTCCCAGAGGACATCTGCCTCAGCCTGATTATGGAAAAAGATTCATACCCTGCTTGGGTGCAGTTCAAGTTACCAAACAATGTAAACCCGAGCAAGTATCTTGACGAAGAGGATGAAGACTAATGGCAGAGCTTTCTGGAACAAAGATCTCCGGAACTGGCGGTAATGGTCAGGGCGGAAAGCAACCCATTCGCTACATCCCTGATATGCAATCACTCGGATCAACCGGGCAAGACACTATGGCGCAGCAAGAGAGCGCTGCTATGTACAGGGAGCCAGCAGCTCCTCAGGCATCGCTTCGTGATTTGCTTTCTCCAACAGAAGCACCAGAAGAGCCAATCAGCGCTGGTGTGGGCTTTGGTCGTGGTGCGGGTCCAGAGGCGCTACCAGCAGGTCTTGGTGGTCCTAGGGCGGTAGAGAATACAGAGATCGTCTACAAGTATCTTCCAGCATTGATGGAGGCAGCCAAGCTTCCAGATGCCCCAGACTCCTACAAGAGCTTCCTTAGCTACCTGATGGGTAATCTTCAGTGAGTAGTTTTTCACCAGGCACGTTATTCGATAACGTCGACAAGTTTGCCAACTCTCTTGGATACGAGAATGCCGGGATTGTTTTGTCCCTTTCTCTTGTTCCCTGGGATACACCAGAAGATAGGGACGCATTCATTGCGGCAATCACACAAGAAGTCCCACGGGGCGGAAACAACCGAATCTACAGGAGGCGCTAATGTCTTTATGGCAAGAGTTCCTCGATAACATCGCCAAGCCCGTAGGGCGTAACATTGTTAGTGGCGCCGAGTATGCTGGTCAAAAGCTTGGCGAGATGATTGCTTCCCCAGCTAAAGCAGTTGGAGATATTGTCATCCCTGCCGCGGTAAACATTGGAACAACCAAGCCATTGGCTGAGCTCAACCTGAGCGAGAAAGCACGCCAGAAGGTCAAGGAAGATCTCCAGTTTGCTGCCAAAGAACAGGCGATGAGCAACGACATCGTTCTCAAGCTTGGTGTTGCAGCACACGACAACGTGATCTCCCCATACATTACGCGCCCTATTGGAACCGTTGCTCTCGTTACCGACCCAGAGTCGCCACTGTATCAGGCTGACAAGTTCGAAAAGGGTTTTCAAGTCAACGACTTGCGTCGTGCGTACAATAGAACAGAGCAGATCAGCCTAGGGCAGGCGCTCACCAAGTCTGACATCACCCCGATCAAGACGCTGGCATCTGTCATTCTCCCTATGGGTGGCATCGACATTGAAGAAGTCGACCTGTGGAACGACCAGGATGTAGAGAATGCGTTCGTTGACAACACGGTTGGACGCTGGTTTACCGGGTTTACAGATTTTACTGTAGCAAACGTAGCGATTAGCGCAGTCGGTGGTGCTGCAACGCGTGGCAGTAAGTTTGCTGCACGCAAGACAGGCTTCTCAACACGTGGCAGAACTACTGAGGCTATGGAGCGAGACATCGACGAGTCGATTCTCTTTGCTCAAGGCGCAGGTGGTAAGCGAAGCAACATCGGTGACGACATTTTGCTTATGGCTCAGACGAGAAGCGATGCCGAGATTGCTGACATACTACAAAAGTACAGCAACAACGAGAACCTCGTTAGCCCTATTGCTCAGGCTACCAACCCAGAGACGGTCAGAGATCTGCTTCTTGCAGACAAGGGTTACCTACCAGCACTCGACAGACTTTCTAAGAATGCCCCAGCGGATCTCTTCGAGATGGCTGATGTGAAGTCGCAGATCGCTGCGCAAATGACCAAATCTACAACTCCGGTTGAGTATACTCCAGAAGCGTGGGCTAGGATGAACGCAGCATTTGATGATGCCATCAACCGCGTTCCAGAGTACAGATTTATCCGTGACTCCCTCATTGATCCAGAGAACAAGACGCCTTGGATGTTTGGAAGAGACTACGCTCCTATGGAGCCAGTCGTTGGCGCCCAAACATTTAGAACTATTCGTGGCAAGATCCAGGCTATCAAGACTGGTCGCCAGGTAAAAGACATCGATTCAATCGGTGGCATTGAGTCTGTTATCGTTGGTAGCCCTAAGGTTGCCACACGCATCATTAGATTTGTTGGCAGCGAGAAGCCAATGGGCTATGTTACCTTCTCTGGTAGCCGACCATTTGATTCCATCCGTGAGCTCAACGCAATGTTTGACGATCTCAATCTTCTTCGAGATCCAGCTAACTTAGTTAGGGTATCGTCTGATCCTGACGTGCCACCCATCACCGCTGGTGAGTTCAGGGCTAAAGCAGTATCAGATGTTCTCTCTGCAAAAAATGTTATTGATCGCAAGGCGGCTTTGGAGAAGATAGATACCGAAATTGGCTTTGTTATGGCGTACACAAATGGTTTCTTCGGAAGAGCAGAAATCGAAGAAGCGGTGCGCCACATACGTAATACTGTAAACAATATTACAGTTGGTCTTGGGCAAAAAGGCTACGCTATGGACCACACCGGTATGCGCATTGTTACCGACGGAGCCCTCACCCAGCGTCAGCTCGTAGAATCCTACCGATTCTCGCCGTGGAGCGAGATCGAGCAGCAGATGAAGCTCAAGGCTGGTAAGACCAAGGAAAGCTTCCTTCGCACTAATGAAGAGATCAAAGCACTCTACGAGACATTCAACAAGTGGTGGACCTTTGAGGTCTTGGCTCGACCAAGCTATATCCCTAAGCAGTCTTTAGCAGAGCCAGTTCTCAGTGCGACTATGGCACACGGTGCTAAGTTTGTATTTGATAATGCGCCCTCTATGACTAAGAGATTCTTTGAGAACAACAAGAATCGGGTAATGCAGGTTGCTTCTCGTATGTATAGAGGCAAAGAACTCAAGGCTGTAGACGAGGCCGTAACAACGATTACTAAGTCTCTTGATCAGGCTAATGGAATGCTTGATGATCTTGTAGCCCTTGAGCAACAGTTTATGGATGGAAGCATCTCTCCTGTTGCTAAGGCTGAGAACTACGAGCGTGTCAAGAAGGATGTCCGTGCTGCTGAGCGCCTTGTTGAGGATCTTGAGTTACAGCTTATGGATGCCACTAAGCCTTTTGGTCAGATGGCAGATGTCCCAACGATTTCTAACCTCGAGCGTCGACTTGATTACATCGAGAAGAATATCATTGGTAAGGTGGTTCGAGATACGCCATCGGAGCTCGATAAATACAGGGAAATTTTTCCGAATTTGCAAGACTATCTTGACGGTGGATCTGGCGGTTTGCCTGGTACCAGAAGCACGGTAGGCTTTGTAAAGACATCAGCTTTGAGGGATATGCCAGGAAATGTTCCCGGAAACCGAAAGGCTATCGAGTCATACCGTGAGTCGCTTCGTTCCGGTAAGGGCTTTGCAATTGAAGAGTTTCGTGGCGAACCATACAATGATCCGATTATGGTTGTATATGACAATGAAACTGGACTCGCATACGTCGGAGAAGGAAATCATAGGCTGCAAGCAGCTATTGCCGAGGGTGTTGAATACGTTCCAGTTCGCGTTGTCCGTGGCCGTAAGAGCGAGATGGTTGAAGATGTTGAGCGAGGCAGATTCCCACAGCAGATAAAGAACAACAAGAAGCCTCGATTCGTAGAGACATCAGGATCTCTGGCTGGCAAACCTGTTGGCGAAGGTTATGTTCCACCTGAGATGCACCCATCATATGTGTTTGACAAGGATCTTGTTCTTAGGGATAAGCCATCAGCTGAAGCAAGCTCAAGGGCTAGGCTTGGAGCGCAAATAGCTAATGCTAAATCAGCTATTGCAAATGTAAGAGGGACAATCCATACTCTAATTCCTAACTCTAAAGAACTTCTTGAGGCAAACAAAAAGGTTGCTGAGCAATATCAGATTATTGATAACATCATCAAGGATTTGGGCGAAGCTCAGTATGAGCGTGCCGCCCTGTGGAACCGTAGCGCAAAGTACAAAGAGCGTTACTACGGCACAGACGGTGGAAGCCGTATGATCAATGGCCAGTGGGTACGCATCGAAGATCTATTCGATGAGAATAACTTTGGTGCTGCGTTCCGTGAAGAGTTTGCTAACTCACGCACGGCATCTCAGACATATCTAGGTGACCTTCACGAGGGTATTCGCCAGGGTCTGATTATGCGCAGAAGCCCGCAGACTGTAACTCGTTCCAACAACCCAATGTACTTTGAGGAGTTGGCTTATCTTGTCAACCGGTCCTTCCGTGGAGACCCACTGGTGGACCAGGTTCTAGAGGGTAAGACATTCGACGAGATCCTTGAATGGGGTCTATCGGATGTCGGACAGAGCTACTTTGCCCAATATGGTACGGTAACAAAGAGCCAGATTCCTGCTATGGTACGGGATCAAGTCGCTATGGTGTATCGCTATCTTCCGAATCAAGAGGCTCGAAGCCTGGCACTCAAGGGAGATGTCAAGTCTACCGAGTTGCAGATAGCGCTAGCACGCGACATAGAGAAGCTCCACCCGATTCAACCACTAGACTTCAACTATGTCGGATTGCCAGAGCCTATCCAACGCCGTTCATCATTTGCATACTTTGATGAACTATTATCCAAGGGCGCAGCATCTGTATTCAGAACGCTGACCCGACCAGAAAACCCAATTCGTTGGGCATCTGCCAATATGTTTTTCTTCGACTCTATAGCCCGAAAGGCTAATGAGTTGGGTCGCCAAGGGTTAGATGTTGTCGGCTTAGACACCATAAACACCCTGCGTTCTGCTGCTCGTCGTGAAGCTCTTCAGGAAAACGAGAAGACCTTCTACACGATCAACCGCCAGAACCGCGTCCTTTACGCAGCCCGAGTTGCATCAGCATTCCCCGCTGCTTCTCTCAATGCTTTCTACCGCTATGGGCGATTTGCAATCAACAACCCACAGCGAGTGGTGTCGTTCCTTTACAACTACCAGGCAGCTTTCAGATCATTCGGTGTTGACCAATACGGGAATCAGGTTGATGATCCGTTGAAGGCAACACACCTGATTGTTCCCGGCACTAAGGAAATGGGATTCTTTGCAGATCAAGGTATCCGGCTCAATGCTAGATCCATTGGTTTCTTGCTCAACTTCCCCACACCTTCGTTCTATGTAGCGCAGGCAACGGGACAAGTGCTAAGTTGGAAGCCTGAACTTGAGGACTCACTCAAGGAGGTTATGGGTGCAACGTATGATGTTGCTTTCCCTTATGGCCCAGCACAGTCTTTTGCAAAGGGACTCGTACCAGTATGGGCTAACGATCTTTACAAGTATGCTGTAGGTCCAGAGTCGGACAAGGACTTCCTTGACTCCTGGAACTCTGTCCACAACTACTATATGACCTTGCAAGAACTTGGCATAGCTAAGTATCCTGGCGAGAAAAAGGTCAAAGAAGTTACCCAAGCACTATGGGGCCGTAAGTTCCGATGGACATTCGCATCTATCTTCGGAGTTCCAGCTAAGGTCGATACCCGACCAATGCAGATCTTTGACGATTACTACGGCATCTTGGTCAACAAGTATATCACAAAGGGAGCCAACGAAGAAGAAGCAAAGGTTCTGGCTGAAGAGGAGTTCCTCAAGAACCTAGGCGATGAGTTCCCATTGGACCGAATCACCTTCAAGGGTAGAGAATCCAAGGCTTATGTTCAGCCTACATCAGAGGCTTACAACAGAGTCTTTGTTGACAACAAGAAGCTTGCTGTATCTCTTCAACAGCTCGACCCAGATGTACTCGGACTGCTGACACTTGACATCGACTACGATAAAGACGACTTCAACCTCAGTGTTTACAGAAAGCTACAGGATCCAAACACTAAGCTTCCTGGTGGTGGGCTCTTCAACGATGTAAAGAAAACCCCCAAGGAGATCGAAGAGCTCCGTATGGCTAATCGAGCCTGGAGCGCATACAACGATCTGAGAGATAAGCTCGAGGCTATCGCTCTACAAGACGGTGATACCTGGAGGTCTAGACAAGATCTTCAAGCTGTCCTCAAGAAGGCTGGCAATACCGAGATCAGGAAGATCAGCGAGAAGTGGTGGAAAGACTGGAACGATCCTAACCGAGGAGACAAGTCTTTCAGGTATGCCCGTGGTCTCTACGAGATTGTGTCCGACGAGAACTTTATGTCCAAGTATGGAAACACAAAACTCTGGGATGACGTGAAGGAGTTTATCCTTTTCCGCACAGCAGCTACAACTCTACGTGATAGCTTACCGGCTTATGACGAGCGTAAGTCCAGGATCAGAGATAACTACAACGCTTATATTGAGCAAGCAGCACCTAAGTGGCACCCTAAACTTAGAGAACTCATTCGAAGACATTTTGAAGAAGACACCCTAAAGGCGGTTCAATAGTGGGATTTGAAAATAATCAAACCAAAGAAGAACTCAAGAAGAGCAAAAAGAACAAGTCTGGTGGCAGTGTACTGGAGTTCAGTCCTGAGCAACTACAGGCATTTGCTGGTCTTCTTATGGGCGGTGCCTCTTCCGGAAACGAAGATCAGACCACAACTCAGACCAACGTCATTCAGCTGACCCCCGCTGCAGCCCGACAACTCCTAAGCACTATTGCCGAGGATGTACAGTTTGCTGGCAAGTTCTCCAAAGAGGACATCAGTAGCTTCGTAGAGCAGTACAACAAGGCTGCCAACGAGCAGCTCGACAAGGTGGTCAGGACTGCACGCCAGAGGATTCAAGAGGGTAAGGGTAAGGGCGACACAGAGTCTACCATTACCAGCATTGTAACTCGAGAGTTCCCACAGTTCTTCAACCCTAAAGCTTTTGCTGAGGATTACATCTGGTCCAAGATCAACTTCGAGAAGGAAGAGATGCTTGGAGCCAAGAGTCTAGAGGCTCTGCAAAAGGCACGCTCCCTGGTCAATGACTACGGCAAGTACATCCTTTCGGACGCCGAGATGCGTGAGGCTGCCAAGAACATTGCCCGTGGCAAGATGACCGAAGGTCAGTTCAAGGCTGAGCTCGGACAGCTCGCATCCCTTGAGTACCCAGAGCTAGCAGAGAAGATCAAGGCATTCCCAGAGTACACGGTGCGTCAGCTCTACGGCAACAAGATCAATCTGATGGCAAAGGTTCTCGAACTGGATCCCAACGAGATTCAACTCGACAATCCTGTCCTTGATCGTATCAAGAATATGACAGTATCCGATGCCAATAGATACCTTGCAACCACACCTGAAATTGAAGGAACCGTAGCAGAGAACGAGAAAGCTCGAGATGCTGCTACTTCCCTTGCCCGCGCTATGGGATACGGAGTATAAATGGCAAAAAAGAAGAAGGCTCCTGACGCCAACGATCTTGCTACAATGCGCTTACAGGCGATGCAGCAAGCCGTTCAGGCTGGCAGGCAAGTAGCTCCATCCGCTCCTGCCACCATTGCTCCGCGGGCTACACTTCCTGTCGGAGGAACCAGCCCAGTTGACACCAGCGCGTTCACTGCGGCCGAGCAAAGAATCTATGGATCTGCAGCATCTCAGCCTGTGGTATCTGCTCCGGTAACAACGGCAGCTACGACCACAGTCGCTACAACAACTAGTCCATCTACGACTGCTATTACCACTCCGTTTCCAGCAGGATCACCAGTGCCTGGACCAACCGGTACTCCTGTAGCTGGCGAAAGAACTCTTGCTCGAGATACTTTCATCAATACTCTTGCCCTACTCATCGGCAGGGAAGAGGCTGGCAAAGAATACGTAAAGAAACTCTATGACCTTGCTGCTCCGTACTACCGCACAGGGTCAACCATTGACGAAGCTATGAATCTAGCCCTTCGTGAGGCGCAACTCAACAACGCTATCCCTGAGTTCACCAAGCGATTCCGAGCCATCAAGGCTCTTGAGGATATGCGCCGTCAGGGTATCCCAGTTGAAGTTCCAACCATCGCAGAGTTCGTCAAGTCACAAGAAGCCCTTGCTGATGTCCTCAAGATTGCAGGACTCAAGGACCTAGCCAACGAAGACTTCCTCAACGATGTGATGTCAACCGGAAAGTCTGTCCGCGAGACAAGTGCCATCATCAACGATGTCTTCAACGCTATTGACTTTGCGCCAGAGCCAGTCAAGGCTGAGATCCGAAGGAATCTTCCATTCGCAGATCGCACAACCCTTGCCAAGGCTATCCTTACTGGTGAGCGTGGTGTCCGTGAGCTTGAGCAAATGAGGACTCGATCTGAGGTCAAGGCTGCTGCTGCACAGGCAGGACTCTCCTTGGCAGATGCTGCAGCCCAAGAGCTCGCTAACTCTGGGTTCAACTTCAAGACTTCACTACCTAGATTTGGACAGGTTCGCCAAACATCTGAGCGAGGAACATTCCTTGCAGGACTCAGCGGTCAAGCACCTGTCACACAGGAACAGGCGATTGGCGCTGTGTTCAACCAAGCAGCAAACGAACTCGAAACCCTAGGCAAGATCGAAGAGCGTGAGCGTCTCCGATTCCAGGGTCGTAGCGGTGCTGTCAAACTCGCTTCGCAAGCAAGAGGAAATCGCGGAGCCTTCTAACTAGAATCCTGCGTGAATCGACCGGCCTCACGCGGTGTATAGACCGGTAGTAGGAGCCAGCCCATTTCCCCGAATGGAATCTGTGGCCTACGTAACTACAAATGAAAGGGTGGTTGCTATGAGCAACAACTACTGGGACGACGAAGACGATGACCTAGATACACCGGATCAACTCGGTGATGGCAGTGACTTGATAAAGAAGTTGCGTAAAGCCAAGCGAGCTGACGAGAAGCGTATCAAGGAACTTACAGAGCAACTTGAGGGTTTATCCAAGGTGCAGCGTGAGAGAACCGTCAAGGAAGTCCTGGAACGGAAGGGTGTCAACCAAAAGGCTGCTCGCCTGATTATGAAGGATCTGGAAGACGTGAACGAGGAGACAGTGTCAAGCTGGCTCGATGAGAACGCCGACCTCTTCGGAATCAAAGCAGATGAGCAACCTCAATCAACATTGTCTGACCAAGATCGAGCGGCACTTCGCCAGCAAGATATCGTCACACAAAGTGCAGTTACACCTGACCGAGCAGAAGATTTTGAAATGAGACTCAACAATGCCTCTTCGGCAGACGAGATCCTCAACCTTCTGCGATCTCAACAATAACCGTTCATAGTCATAGGAGACTAAACTAATGGCATACACAGATACGTCGAGTGGATCACTCGGCGGTACCGTTGGTGGCGCAGGTCTCGTACAGAAGGCGTATGATCGCCTCCTCGAGTTCGCTCTCCGTTCAGAACCACTCATTCGTTCTGTTGCGGACAAGCGTCCTGCACGCCAAGCATTCCCAGGTCAGACCGTCGTACTCCAGAAGTACGTCGATCTCGATCAAGCAACCAGCACCTTGACGGAAACAACCGATCCAGATGCAGTTGCTCTCTCAACACCGAACACTGTCACCATCACTCTCAACGAGTATGGTAATGCAGTTCTCGTAACCCGAGCACTCGAGCTCTTCTCGCTCGCAGATGTCGATCCAGCGATTGCAAACATCATTGCTTACAACCTCGCTGATTCCATCGACTCTGTTGCGATGACGACCCTCCGCTCCGGTTCCAACAACATCTTCGCAGGCAACGCAACTGCTGTTGCTAACGTCGATGCTGCTGACACCATTGACTCTGCAGACATCCGTCGTGCAGTTGCTAAGCTCCGTGCTAACAAGGCCAAGGCTCGCCGTGGTTCTTACTACTGGACCGGAATCCACCCAGAAGTTTCACACGACCTCCGTGCGGAGTCGGGTAACCTCGGATGGAACTTCGTCCACGCACAGAGCGCACCAGCCGTAGACAACATCTGGGCTGGAGAGATCGGCGACTACGAAGGCGCGTTCTTCGTTGAGTCACCACGTCTCTACAATGCAAAGACTGGTGCAGACCAGACTCCTCTCGCTACAACCGCTGTAACTGTTGCTGGTACTTCCGGTGGCTTCACCCTCGGTGTTGCTTCTTCGGCTGTTATCGCAACCCGTGCTGAGGTTGGCGACAAGATCTCCGGAACTGGCATTGCAACAGGCGCGTTGATCTCCGCGATCAGCACCTCTGGCAATACCACAACCTTCACGGTCAGCATCGCTCACACTGCTCCTGTCACAGCGACAACTGTTGTCACGGTAACTCCTGTTACCCGTGTCTTCAACACCATCGTATGCGGTGCTCAGGCAATGGCAGAAGCTGTTGCTGAAGAGCCACACGTCGTTATCGGTAACGTCACTGACAAGTTGATGCGCTTCCGCCCAATGGGCTGGTACGGCGTTCTCGGCTTCGCAGTCTACCGCGACGAGGCACTCTTCCGCATTACCTCTGGTTCCTCAATCGCTGCTCTCTAGTTGATTGACTGGTGGGCTAGGGCAACCTAGCCTACTGGTAAGTTCACTAGAAAGGGACTGATATGGCCGAATGGCTTTTTACAACTCCAACTGTGGAGGAAGGTCCTGCTGGGACGCATCGACTGTTTGAGTTTTTCAAGATCGACAGAGGCATCACCATCGTCCTCAAGCCTACTGGTGGATACGCACAGATTCGATACCCAGAAGATGAAGACCTAACATTCTACCCGGTTGCATACCGAGGTGGATATGAATACACGGTGGACGATACAACCAAGGCGAATCTTATCGCCGGTGGTGTAGGTGTAACGGAGGCTAACTTTCAAGAACTATGAAGCACTGGGAAGCCCATCCTGAGTATGTAGAGGGGTGCTTTGGATGCAAGGGTTTGACCCTCAGTATGAATGCCGGTGACGCTGATAGTCGTCGAGTGATGACTAACAAGAAGTTCAACCGGGAGCTTGAAGCTTACAAGGAAGCTAGAGCTCAAGGTATCCAGCCAGCTGGTACCTCGATGGGAAAGATCGAAGAAGCTGTAAAAGCGTCAGAGACATTGGGCAGAGCATACGATGCTCAGAAGATGCCTCCGGCAAAGCACATCAACAAAAAATCAGCAGAGGTAATGAAAGAACTAGGAGTATAAAATGCCAATGGTAGGCGATAAGAAGTTCCCATACACAGCCAAGGGTAAGAAGATGGCGAAGATGGAAGAGAAGCGAATGGCTAAGAAGGCACCAGTAAAGAAGATGGCAAAGAAGGCTGTCGCTAAGAAGATGGGCAAGAAGAAGTAATGATGCGCTCAACACGTATTGGCGAGATGAAAGAATCTCGATCAAGCGCCAATAGAGCCAAGGAGCTTGAGATGGCTCGCCGAGCAGAAGAAGCTTTCCGCAAAAGAATGGAAAGTGGAAAAGTGAAGGACATCAACAAGCTTCGCAAGAAGATTGCTGACAGATATGGCTACTGGCCGAATGGAATGACTGACTAATGAAAAAGAAAGCAGCAGCCAAGAAGGTTGCCAAAGTTATGCGAGAGTATAAGGCAGGGACATTGCACGCTGGGAAGGATCCTAAGGGTCCAAAGAAAGCTCCTATCGTCAAGTCTCGCAAGCAGGCTGTTGCTATCGCACTAAGTCAAGCAGGGATGGCTCGACGTGGAAAGAAAAAGTAAGAAGGATCCTCGCCTAGAGCGAGCTGGCGTTTCCGGGTTCAACAAGCCAAAGCGCACACCGAACCACCCAAAGAAGTCACACGTAGTTGTGGCGAAGGTGGGGAGCCAAGTCAAGACTATTCGATTTGGTGAACAGGGCGCAAAGACTGCCGGTGCTCCAAAGGCTGGGGAGTCTGAAAGAATGAAAATGAAGCGCAAGAGCTTCAAGGCTCGTCACTCAAAGAACATTGCCAAGGGCAAGATGAGTGCGGCTTACTGGGCTGACAAGGTGAAGTGGTAATGGCATACACAAAGCCAGCACTTCGTGAGTCTATCAAGAAGCGCATACTCGCAGGCACAAAGGGTGGCAAGGCAGGTCAATGGTCTGCCCGAAAGGCTCAGCTTGTCGCCCAAGCCTACGAGAAAGCAGGTGGCGGTTACACCGGATCTAAGACCAAGAAGCAAGCCTCACTGTCCAAGTGGACAAAAGAGGATTGGGGTACGAAGTCCGGCAAGCCTAGCACTCAAGGCAAAGAAGCCACAGGAGAGCGCTACCTTCCCCGCAAGGCACGTGAGGCTATGTCTGCATCTGAGTACGCAAAGACATCAGCCAAGAAGCGAGCTGACCTCAAGAAGGGTAAGCAGTTCTCCAAACAACCAAAGTCTATCGCAAAGAAAGCAGCAAGGTTTAGATAATGGCCACAGGCACAGCAGGTAGTTCATTTGCTAGCGAGCTCAATAGGCTCGCCAATGGTGGGACATATCCGGCTATCTCGGCATACCTCGCTCCTACTCAGGCAGCTAATGTCTACGCAGGAACTACTGGTCTTGCCCTTATCGGAGCCCTCAACAAGAAAGCAGATGCCAATCGTCAGCCTAATGAATACAAGGCTCTTGGCGGAATCTGCAACGAACTAGCAGGAACAACTGGACTTTCCCCTGTCGATGCCCTAAGGAGTATCAACCTATGAGTGCTACACTAGGCACGATGATCGATGAGGTTATGATCAACCTCGCTGGGTACACTATCAACCAAGATCGCAGCACCTACCTGACTGCTGCCGTTACAAGCCTCACCTCGCCTTCTTCCGACCCAACCATCCTCAGCCTCCACTCTACCGACAACGTCGGAAAGGGAATTATTGAGATCGGAACCGAGTTGATGTGGGTAGACTCGTTTGACCGTGTGGCGAACACGGCAACGATTGCGCCATTTGGTAGGGGGTACCTTGGCACCAGTGCAACAACTCACGCTGTTGATGCTCGCGTTACCGTTTCTCCGACTTTCCCAAAGTCCACAATCCAAAAGGCTATCAATGATACTATTGGTGCTATGGGTGGGTCCATCAGCGCTGTGAAGCAGACCACATTTACCTGGAACGCAGCGGTCAACACTTATGGCTTCAATGGACTTGGAATCGAAAACATCCTCCGTATGATGTGGCAAGACATAGGTCCGTCCGAAGAGTGGATCAACATCCGCCGATGGGACTTTGACCCACAGGCAGATACCACAACGTGGGGAGCCGATGCTCAGACTGTTACGATTTATGACTACATTACTGCTGGTCGTACTGTCAAGGTGATGTACGCCACAGAGCCTAGCACGATGTCTAGCACCTCAGATGTATTTACAACAACCACGGGCTTGCCAGCCTCCTGTCGAGATGTAGTCACCATTGGTGCAGCCTATCGACTGATCTCCTACCTTGACCCTGCCCGGGTCTCTCAGACCAGCCCACAGGCTGATGAGATTGACACCAAGCGTCCATTCGGTTCATCCGCAAACGCTACGCGTCAGCTTTACGCATTGTATACGCAGCGCCTAAACGAAGAGGCAAAGCGTCAACAAAACCTCTATCCCCCACGCGTTCACTATACTCGATAGGAACCTGAATGACAACACGCCAATACTCATCCCGCTCTCAGCAGTCGACGCTGACTGGCACAGTTACTGCTGGTGCTTCGTCGATTACTGTTGTCTCTGGCACAGCCCTCCTTGGTGGTGTTACCATCCCAGCAGGGCGTACCTTCACTTTGGTCATTGACCCTGATACAGCCCTCGAGGAGATTGTTGATGCTACTGCGGTCTCTACAAACACTTTCACGATCACGCGTGCTATCGATGGTTCCTCGGCGCAGTCTCACTCGGCTGGTGCAGTTGTTCGCCATATGGCTATCGGTAGAGATTATCGTGATGCTAACCTTCACGCAGAAGCTGATGCCTCTTACAATGATGGCAGTGGTAATGCTCACACAATGCACGGCATTGGTGCTGGAGAAGGCGTTGTCGTCGGTACTCTCAAGACGCAAACTCTAACTAACAAGACTCTTACTGCTCCTACAATCTCTGACCCAGTATTTACTGGTACGCCTACGGCTCCATCCTCAATCGTCTTCGAGGGTACCAATGCTGACCCATTTGAGACTACCCTTACGGTGGCTGAGCCAACTCAGGACAACACCATCACCTTGCCAGATGTAACTGGTACGGTGACAATCAACTCTGCTACCCAGACCCTGACCAACAAGACCCTGACAAGCCCTGTTATCTCTGGCACACCGGTCATCACCGGTTTGTCCTCAGCAGGTATGGTCTCATCTTCGGCTGCTCCAAAGGACTATGTAGATTCTATCCTTGGCTCCGCTACGGCTGCTTCTACCTCTGCAGCTGCTGCTAATACCTCAGCGATTGCTGCTAGCACCAGCGCAGCCAGTGCCTCTGCTAGCGCCTCTGCTGCCTCTACAAGTGCTGCTGCAGCCAATACAAGTGCTATTGCTGCTACAACATCTGTCGCTGCAGCCAACACCTCTGCTATCGCAGCCAGCACTTCCGCAGCGTCTGCTCTAGTTAGTGCTACCTCTGCTAGTGCCTCAATGGCTGCAGTCGCAGCAAATGCTGCTTCGGCTACCACATCTGCTGCTGCCGCTAATACATCTGCCATAGCAGCCTCGACTTCTGCAGCAAGTGCATCTGCTTCCGCTGCTGCTGCTAACACGTCTGCTATCGCTGCGTCTACCGCTGTGGCCAATGTTGCTGCTGCATCGACCAGTGCTGCTGCTGCGAATACCAGCGCAGTCAATGCTTCTACCTCGGCAGCAAGTGCATCGGTATCGGCTGCTGCAGCCTCTACCTCTGCTGCCGGTGCTTCGGTTAGCGCAAGTTCTGCTACCGCAGCAGTAGCCTCTATCGAGGCGTTCTCGATTGCTGCATCTACATCTGCTGCTAGCGCAGCTGCCTCAGCATCTGCTGCAAGTACCAGTTCCGCTAGTGCAAACACTTCGGCTGCTAACGCCAACACTTCGGCTGTGGCTGCTAGCACTTCTGCTGCTAACGCTGCTGCATCCTACGACTCATTTGATGACCGATACCTCGGAGCAAAGTCAACTCCCCCATTAGTAGACAACGACGGCAATCCGCTTCTTACGGGTGCTCTGTACTGGAACACGGTAGATAATCAGATGTACGTCTGGTCAGGTTCTGCCTGGGGTGGTATCTCATCTACTGCTCAAATCTTCCGATACAAGTATACCGCTGCTGGAGGAGAAACCTCTGAGTCAGGTCCAGACGACAATGGTCTGACCCTTAGCTACATTGTTGGCAAGGAGCAGGTCTACCTCAATGGTGTTCTATTGGTGCGCGGTACTGATTATGTGGCTACCAATGGAACCTCTATCGCATCTCTTAGCCCAGCATTGGCTGCTAGCGACATCCTTGAGATTATCACCTTTACAGCATTTGACCTGACCACAGCACTCGATATTGACTTGCTAGAGGCTAAGGGTGACCTTATCTCAGCTAGCACTGCTGGTACTCCAGCACGTCTAGCACTTGGAACAAACGGGTACTTCCTCAGCGTTGATATCTCTACGGCAACAGGATTGGCTTGGGCAGAAGTGCCTGAACCAGATTTAGACTCAGTTGAAATCAAGTCCATTATGGGCGTCTACTAAGAAAGGGCAGTAACTAAT